CCAACGCACTTAAGGAGTGGCAGATCATCTCGGATAAACTCGGGTGGTATGTTGACTGCATCAGATCTATCCTTTCGCAGAATCGGCCAACTGGCCTTGTGGTTGCAGCACGCTCCGCACTTTTGGCAATCCAGTTCGCATGTTGCAGTATTCAAATTTTGGCTCTTCGTGGAGGACATGCTCATGCAAGTTCTCTACGTCGATCTGTAGTTTTGGGCAATGCACAAATGCAGATTCCCTGCGGTCAATACACCGAAAACAGGCATGAACGTAGTCACTGTTCATGTGCTTGTCTGGCTTAGACACAACGTCCGCATCGTACCTATTCTGGTCGTACTTGACGTTGTTGGATGTGATATATAGAGAAATGTCCGCGTCAGTCCACTCACGCAATGGAAACCACATTTCCGTGCCTATTTCCAACAGCTTCATGTCTAGCATCAGCGGCACTGCGCCAGTAAGTGGATCTTCGTCGCTGCTCTTGTGTCCACAGAGGAGTACATCAAAGTCATTTACAACATGCGCCTTTGGCCGATTAAGCCACTCTTTCCCACACACCCACGGCTTAGTAAGATCCAAAGCCTCAGTGCCTCTAGCAACTTTAAGCTGTCCAGTACCTACGGAGTACGTTTCACAAACATCAATGCGGTTCTTCCCATGCATTAAAGAAATAGACGCCGGCACCCAGTCGTGGACGGTCAGCTTAAGCTCTTCCTGCACTTCATGGTGGTGCTTGTACTTGTGAGACAAGAACGGCAGCTTGAAGTGGATTACCTCAATGTCTGGTCGAATCTTTAACGCCAGATCCAACAGCACTGTAGAGTCTTTGCCTCCACTCCAAAGCACAGCAGGCCGTTTGGCGTGCTTAAGTGCCTTGTGAATCATGTCTATGGCGGGTGCTGTATTCATTATAAGATCATAGCCCCACCAATCATGCCGCCAGCAGCAAGTCCACCACCAACTATTGACCCCATCATGCCAGACTTCCCAGCACTCTTCGCCGCATTAGCCTGTGCCTGTCCAGCAGCAAGCTGCATCTGTGCGTTGTACGCACCGTAAATCGAGCCCATGCCAGTCTGTGACTCTGGGTTAAAGTACTGTGGCCCAGCCTGCTGTTGGCCCATCATCGCGTTCTGTGCGGCTTGTCCGCCAAAGGCGTCCGCATACATTGGTTGTTGGTAGAACGATTTAAGCGCCGGAGCAGACTGCTGCGAGAAGTAACCACCAAGGCCCGTGCCAAGTGCGACAAGCTGCTGTTCCCGGGCCTGACGAGCGTTATAGCGGTTGAGTATCTCAGCAAGGTTGGACTGTCCGCCAAGGGCCGTTCCGCGAGCTGCGTAGCCTGCACGGGTCTGCTGCTCGATAGCACGTTGTTCTTGGGGCGAGATGTTCGTGCCGTCAGCCTGTAATCCAGCGAGCTTTTGCTGGGTGTACTGCTGGAGAGCTTGGTTAATCCCGCCAACGCCTTGTGCCTCTTGAAATGCCTGAACGTAACTGGGCGCACGCTGCTGCAAGCCGCGCAACTGCGCCGCCTGCTGGTCCTTCATGTACTGCTCTTCTAGCTGCGAATACTGAGGCTGAAGTCCACGATACATGGAAATCTGGCTTTCAGCAGCCTGCTTGGCAATCCTGTCTTGCAGAGCCTGATACTTAGGCTGATAGATCTCTTCGCTCGCATACACCTGTGGAGCCAAATCAATCTGCGCTTGCAAGATCGAGCGCATTGACTCCTTGTAATCGGGAGCCGCTGGTGATTGTACAACTTGGGTTTTACTTCCTCCGCCCATATAAAAGTCTTTCTAGTTTCCTTGGGGTGACTGGAACGGCATGATCGTGTCTCCATGCCCACACTTGCGTGATTGGTGATTTACGTTCAAAGAACTGGTTAAACATCTCAGCGACTGCTTCAGGCTCACTAGCCCATGCCATATGGATCGTCCACAGGCCGTCTTGCTTGCGCCACTTCCAGTTAAAGTCGCTAACGCCCGGATGTGTAGTCGAGATGCCGGTGATGAGGCCGTCACGGCGAGCCACATAAATACTGTCATGGACGCCGTAAAAACTAAGGTAGCCATCAACGTCATCTCGGGATACCTGTCCAAGAAGCTGTAGATGGTTTCGGCATTGTTCATATAGCGTATCGACAAGTTGTTCCCATTCGTTGACTGTCATTAGGTCTTGACGATGAACATGAGCGCCACGTTGCGTGGACGGGTTTCCGTTGTGCCAAAGCTTCCAGTGACGCCAGTGTACGGCGCAGCAGCAACTACAATACTGCCATCTCCGCGCCTTTCATATCCGCTCCAAATAGTTGTTGAGTGGGCGTGTGGTTGCAGATCCTGCGCTTGAGCGGACAAGATAACGCGCCCCGAATCTATGCCTCTAGAATGGTCCCATCCACGAGGAAACTCACCTCTAAGGTCTGGAACATTTGTTCCGTAAACTGTAACCAAGTTGGGGTATCCTGCCGTGGATTGCCCGTTGCATTCCAGCCATCCAGCCGGAGGTGTAGATCCACCCCACATGACGATTGCCCCAGACAGTGTAGTGGAGATGGTCGAGTCAACGTACCCCTTGCTGGCTGCTGCATTCGATATGCTTGGAGTGCTATTGGCCAAAACCAACTCGCCAGTCATTGTCCCGCCGCTAAGAAGCGGGAAATATGTTGCAAACAAATCCCTGACGGCAGTTAAGGTGTACTTAAATAAAGATACACCCCTTTGAGCCAAGACATAATCACCACCCTGCGATGGGCTTTCTGTTTGCTCCGAGATAGCTCCAGGCAACAAGACAGCATTATCTACATGGTCGTTTAGATTATTTGCAGTTACCTGCGAGTTTGCCGCTGGAAAGTCTGCGTAAGTTGTGCCTTTTTGGATTTGAGCTGGCATATAAAGTTATTCCTGACTGATCATCGGTCTGTTGGTTGCTATAGCATACACAGCAGCACTTTTCAAGGATGGTCTTCCAACAACGAAACTTATAGTGCAGTCCATCGACGTTCCCCGAGCCGCTATCCTTGGACGAAGCGTCCCGTCTGTCGTGCCGCTGAAGCTGTACTCAAGCACCGTCTCGGTGGCATCTGGGTCGTAAGTGGTCGTCTCAATCTGCACAAAGTCGTTCTGCACGTTGTTGAAGCTGAACTCCCCGCGGCTGTACCGCTTCTCGGATGAACTGCCCATCGTGTATTCCCGAGTCCGTACAGAGGCAGGAATGTGGGTGAAGTTTGGCACCCCGGGGTCTATGGTAGACTCAACCCGTTGTGTGGACTGAGGGAAGAGACTAAACGGCAGAACTGGCGTAGCGTTGGATGTATTAAATTGATCGCCCTCGATTTGTTCTTCTGTCAGGTAAACGCCGCCATACTCGTTTTCCCCGGCGAAGTTTGTGATCATCATCAACCTGCGTTGATTGATATACGCGGACAAGATCAAGTTATCTGCGAACAACCCAGCAGGATAATAGTCAATTGACTCCCAAGCTTGGTTCAGCGTGTTGTAGACTAATATCCTGACGTTCCTAGTGGCCGCGCCAGTTGGCATGGCAATGTAGAAGCGGTTGTTATAGTAAGTCGCTACTGAGTTTTGAACGGCGTTGTAGTTAACGCTGTCAAAGAAATCCGCAATCGGCTCGCTTAATGGCAGCGTGTTGCCTAGCAGCTTTAGGTCAAGCTGAGGCGTCAGCATGTGCACGCCGTTAGCCGAGAGGAAGAACACGAACTGGCCGGCAGCAACGATGGATCGTCTGGCCAAGCAACCAATCTCGGTTGTCACTACCGTTGTGCTGCTCTGTGCTCCGGGGGGCGAGTTGATGTCAAAGTTGTCAGTCTCGACGTAAACAACGTAGATACTGTTGGTCATAAAGACCAAGAACTGGTCCTGCACCCACGGTAGCACCCCTACAATCGAGTCGTTCCCGCCAGTGTTGATAACGAAGTTGTTCAGCGTCGTATCACACTGTTCACTCAAGATGTCACTCACCAGCATCTGGTAGTCGCCAAACTTGAGGATAAGTCGGTTCTGGAAGTACAGTCCAAAGTCAGCGCAAGGCACAGACTGGGTGATGCCTGTGACCGTAGTGCCATCAATTGTAAACTTCTGCTGCGCAAACGTGACTGCTACTAAACCATCCTGCCAGATCAGCGGCGGCAACCCGCGGCGAGCCGTCCAACCTGCTTGCGTAGTCCGAGTAGCGTAAGTGACGCCAGTGTTGTTCGTGTACTGAAATGTAAAGCTGTTCGGGCCAGTCACCGTGATGACGTAGCTGCCAGTGACAGCCTGTCCCGCCGTGTCTGAGCCGTCTGTGCGCCCGATGGTGACCTCGTCGCCGTTAGAGTAGCCATGTGGCAAGGCTGTCGTGATTGTGATCGTGCCAGTAGCGCCGGCGAGGATGTCGCCGTTGGATTCAGTGGCAGCAAACGTCGTCTTGTCGTACTTGCCGCGAAAGATGTAGATCTTGTTGAGTGCCGTAATTACATCGCAGACGCCACCTTCCTCGATGGTTCTGCCAGCAGGGAACAGGTATGGCCCGATCAAGTCCTCGACATCCGGCCCTTGAGCTGGCTTGTACAGGTACATGCGGTCAGTGAAGACCATCACGATATTGTCGCGCCCCTCGCCATCCACATACAAGCCCGAGCCAACCATCGTCAGGGAAACCAGATCACCTTCAGTGAGCCTTTTTGTGCCTTTACGAGGCTGAGCGATCCCTCGCTGTAAACGAGCGTTAAAACTCGCCTGAAGCATTCCAGGCTTCAAGTTGGCAGCATCGAGCCTACTGGCAAAGCCAATAAACGTGTCGTCACCTTCAACTTGTTGTTCTTGCGCCATTAGGAAATGAGCTTACTGAGCTTGTCCACGACACGCTGGAGATCGTCGCGGATCTCGACCATACGCTCCATGTGCCCGTCATCTTCACCTTCTTCTTCGCCTTCCTCCTCGTACTCCTCCTCTTCACCGTATCCGCACTCGGAACAGGTGCCGTCGGACTCCATAGGAGAGTCGCACTCAGGACAGGAACGGCTTCTGCCGCCCATAGGGCCACCAAGGATGGCCAACATTGCTTTCATTGACTTAGGCATAAGATTAAGCGATTAAGGATTGTCCCTTGGCCCGGCGAACACGCAGATCAGCAAGAGAATAAGGAATATCATACTCAAAATGAGGCGCATCGTATAGCTTCTTGAATTTGCCACCCCAGCGCAGCTTGTGCTTGGCGCACAGTGTGGAGGCGTGCTTATGCATAAGGTCAGCGATCTGCGCGTCAGCGGGTGTGCTGCCATCCATGTACACTTTGCCCTTGAACACCCCGCAGTCGATGGCGAGTCCAAAGTTGTGCATGGATGATCCTGGCTTGGCATTGGTCACCTTTGGTCCCGGTGCCGTGCGCCCCTTGGCGTACAGTGCAGCCTGCTCGTTCCATGACCGAGTGCCGCAGATGACTTTGTAGTCCAAGCCGTCTTTGGCTGCCAGTTCTTTAGCATCGAGCAAGAAGGCTGTAAATGCGCCTTGAACCTCAGGGAGCAGCGTTAAGATGTGCTTGGCTGAGCGTTCGTCAATCACCGTTTCTC